CCAGGTAATTTCCTCTGGCGTAGCGCCGGTGAATTTCGCCGTGCAGTCGTTTTTCTGTAAGTAGATGCCGTAGTCAAAGCAGGTGGCGGACAAGATGGTGTCCTCCGACCCCGCGGTTCTTCGCAGCACCACGCCGGCGAATAGGCGGCTGCCGTCTCCCACCATGGTCACCAGATCCCCGATCTCCGGTACCGGCAGATCACTCCCTTCCAAAAAGGCGATCTCCAGGTCCAGCTGACGGCAAATGGAAGCCTTGTCCCCGGACCAGGTCCAGCTGGCGGCAAGATCGGTAATTTCCTGAGTTGTGCCGTTCCGGTGCTTTGTCAGATAGAGCTTCATGTCACCCTCCCATCAGTACGGACTCCGGCGGAATGGTGATGGTGGTGCCCGGATAAATGAGGTGCGGATTTTGAATCCCGTTGTATCGGGCCAGAGCGTTGTAGTAGGCAGCCGAGTACTTCCCGTAGTACCGCCGACAGATGGCCGATAAGGTATCGCCTTTAACGATGGTATAGGATTGGCTGATGCTGCTGCTCTCCGCCGGACGGGAGCTGTTTCCGGTTACGGACACAATATCTTCCGCCGCGGCCACCTCCCGCGCCTCCAGGTCTGTGTACTCCCGCAGCCATAAAGAGGCGTATATGTCTCCCGTCCCGTCCTGTTCCCGCCATTCCACAGACTCCAGGTAAACCAGCGTGTTGATCTCCGTGCCGGAGACGATGTACCGCACCGGTTCCCCGGCCGCCGCCCAGGCGGTCAGAATGTCCAGATAGTACTGTGGGTCCGAGATCGCCCCCGGCTCCATCCAGGGGTAATTTTGTGCCGGCAGCAGGCATTCCAGCGCCTCGCCGGAAAACCGGCTTCGTCCGCCGGGCCGGTAAACGTCTCCTAACTGGGAGATGTTGATGGCCTCCATGTTCCGGCCCACGCCCCAGGCATATCCCGCTGGAGTCACTGGCAGGGTCAGTGCGGTCCCGTCTTTGATGAAACAGATCTGCATGGATTATCCCCGCCTTTCCGCCAGCTCGATTTTCTGCAGCAGTGCACTGGCCACCCGGTCCACATCAGCGTCCTCCCGGATGCTGAAGGAGTTTCCGGTAATGGTAATCGCCGGAACCCGCCGCTGGCTTCGGGCCTCCACCGCCGTCTGCACCCGCTCCCCCTGGTGCAGCAGAGCAGGAAAGTTGTCATACGGCACATAGTCGATGCCCACAGCTTGTGGGCGGGCCTTTTTTACCGTGGAGGGCGTCAAACTTGTATCTTGGTCAGCGTTATAGCTCCAGTCGCCCGGGATAAAGGTGTCGTCAGCGGAGGGAATATTTTCCCGCCCCTTGGTCAGGGCCTGATTCACGTCATAGCTGCCTCGCCAGCCCCGCAGCGCCGCCGTGTTTTCGTTGATGGAGGAAACCAGGTCCTTCTCCGCCTCCACCACCCCTAGGGCAGCTTCGCTGGAGTCGTACTGCGCCTCTGCCAGGGCCCGGGCCTCTTTTGTGTAAGTCTCCACCAAGGCGCCTGCCTCAGTGTTGCCTGCCTCGTAGTCGGCCATGGCCTCCTGATACAGTGCTCCCAGCTCCTGTAGTCGCTGCGCGTTGTCGTCCGACCATTGCAGACTGGTCTCGCTTCCCGTCAAAACAGTGGAAAGCGCCTCCTGGGTGTAGCTGTCCGCCAGGTTTTCCATGGCCGCCCGTCCGGCGCCGATGGCGCGGGTTGCCTCTGCCAGAGCCTCACCCAGCTCGCCGCCGTAAGCGGTGATCTGCTCCGCGATGCCCTGGTTTCGTTCCGCGTAATACCCCTCGCCTCCGGCCGCGTCCAGCGTTCCCTGCACGGCGTTCAGCTCCGCCTCCGGCTGTCCCCAAGTCTCCTGGGCAAAGGAGCGTCCCGCTGTCAGCATCCGCTCCGTCTCGCTCCCCGCGTGTTCATAGAGCCCCCGGTACCAGTCCTTGTAGGCGTCGTCTCTCTTTTCATACGTCTGTATGATCCCGCTGACTGCGCCCAGCAGTCCGCCGATGGCAGCGCCTGCGGCAATTCCCAATGGCGTTGGGAAAAGTGTTCCGCCAATGGCCGCGCCGGTGATGGTGCTGGATACCGTCGAGGACGCAATACTTCCGGCTGTGTCACCGCTTCTGCTTCCCAAATACGCCCCTGTTAATGATCCAAACGTATTGGCGGTAAGAGACACTCCACCTGTTAAGATCAGAGTATTCAGCCTATTAGACAGAATCGCTCCGGCGTCTCCTGCTGTGGATATCTGACTGGTTAAGGTATTTAGATCGTCGGTAGCTTTTTGGACGCTGCTCTTTACATAAAGCGCTTTTTCAAGGGATTTACCCATGTTTTCCGCTGCCTTGGAAAGGACCTGCGTCGCCTGGGTCATTCGCTTTACCTGTGTGGAATATCGGTCGTCCACCTTGTAAACAATGGAATAGCTTGGAATACGATCACCTGCTTTCTTGACGCATGCTTTCTGTATGTGCTATTATTAAGAAAAAATGGAGGGATACAGAATGTCAAATCGCTTCTATTTTACTCTTATGGGGATTTGCCTCATTGGTATCTTTTTCTTTTTGCTCAAAATGCTCGGCACAGAGCTGCAGTATTATTTTTGATTTACCTTTTGCGGCCGTTCCCGCCCCTGCGGGAGCGGCTGTTTTTTTAGAATTGCTCTTTCAGGGGCAAAATGCCGCCTCCGTCCCTGTTTCTTGACTTGTCGCAAAAAAATGGTTTTGCCATTGGGAATTTAGGTAGATGAGTCGCCATCTGTGTACCCTTTATCCCTCTCCATTTCTTGACACTAGTTTTCTCCCAGTGCTATCATAAGAAAAAAGGAGGGATGCAGAATGTCAAATCGCTTCTATTTTATTCTTATAGGGATTAGTCTTGCTGGGAGTCTTTTCTTTGCCCTTAAATTGCTCGGTATTATGCTGAACTGATGCGGGTTTTTGCGCAGCCGTTCCCGCCCACCTGGGACCGGCTGTTTTTTCATCTTCGTTTCCTCAGTCAAGCATCATCTCATGTGCCTAGTCCTGGGCGGAAAGCGCTGTTTGCGCTTCCCGCTCTTTTGTTCCGCTTCATAGGAGGCAAAGGCCCAGATCAGGTCCTTTTCGCCCTGACTTCGCCGGTAGTAATCCCCCGGCAGGAGCCCGTGGACTGCGTACAGGTAATACGCCAGGCCCAGCTCCGGGTCCTCTGCCTCCATCAGCCGTTTTTTACTTCTTCAATGGTGGTCCGCCGGTAGCCAGACAGCTTTTCCACTGCAATGGCCAGATCTGCGATCTCTCCCGGCAGCAGCATGGCCTTGACGGTCTCTGCCGGTGTCACGCCCTGGAACTTCTCCTGCAGAGCCGCCGCCTTCAGGTCCGGTTCCACGCAGCCCGCCAGCAGAATCTGGATGTCTGCTTCCTCCGTCAGGCGTTTGAGCTCCTGAACCCGGCCGTAGGGCAGGGCCCGCAGCGTGAACACCACTGGCGCGCCTGCGGCCTCGCTCAGTCGGGAGATCTCATATCGCGCGGTGGGCATGTTCGCTTTTACGGACACAACGTCCGCTCTCAGCAGCAGTTCCAGGGTGGAGGGGGCGGCGCCCGCC